CCCAGGAACACTAGCAGTATTTGCTGGATTTGCTGGAGTTGTACTAATGATTGCAAATTTATTACTTGCTGATACTGCCCTATTGCTATTATCTAAAAGTCCCCCGACAGCATTAATTGTAGAACTACCAACAACTGCACCAGTCACATTTAATGTAGAGGATAAGACAAGAGCTTGTGGAAGAGTTACGGTGGTAGTAGCAGCATTTACTCCAAGTCCACCATTAGCTAATGGCAAAATCCCAACTATAGCAGTAGTTAAAGAAATCTTTTGGCCATCTCCAGGGACTGAGCCCGAATGATCATGACCAGATCCTACATCAAATGCAGCTTGAATGGCATCAAATTCTGCATCGAGAGGCGGGGCACTAATTTGCTGCCCATCCTGAATAGCTGAAGTAGATTGTCTCTGATATCCTGTAGCTGCCATTATTTTTTATCTTCTCTAATTAATTTTAAAAGATACCCAATATAAGCCATAGCAAAAAGATTAATCCACATTAACGACGACCACTGGGGAAATATTCAATGTAATATCCTTGAATTACGTAAGGAGAATTCTTAATACTTGAAGCATTTAGCTGTATTTGAAACTTAAATCCAGAGCCTTGAACTAATTGTCTATCTTGTCTAACTAATGGCAATGAGGAAGTAGCATAAAGTATCCCGGAACCATAGGTTAACCCACTCCCATACGTATTTATTGGTGAGGCATTCCCCGCGATAGTTATTGGAGCAGAGGCTATGATATTTGGATTATTATAATCATAAATTGTTTGAATGAAGAACTGATCTAGTACATTTTCAGACTTAAAAAGTAATGAAACTCTATGAACAGATTTACGAATTCCTTCATCCCCAAGTTCAAGGGGTACAGTTACATATTTTTCGTTAATTGGTACTCCATTTAATGAATTACCAACCTCTTGTCTGTACACATATCCATCATTTCCCCCATGAATTACATATTCCTGATCATCTGCTAGATATCCAGAAGCAACACAAGAGGGTCTAATTCCCTGTAATTCCCCCCATTCCCACGCCTCATGACCATCTCTAAATCGTCTGATACTTCCAATTATACCTTTACATTCCGCATCTGTTTTTGTAGCATCAGGATAAAACAAACGATATTGAGTTTTTCGGGCTACTACAACTGAATAAGCTGGAGTAAATGAAGTATTAATTTGTGAGATAATATGTTGTATTGGCCGAGATACAGAGGCAATTTCTGTATCTCCTATATTAAATGTACCAGATATAGTTCTTAACCCATCTTGGGATAGCCAAAGTAAATCTCCATCCACTTCTTGAATAGTTCTACCTTCGGGGCATCCGATATTGTGGGTAACTGATTGCAATGTAAATGGAGTTGCAGAAGTTGGATCTGTGCTATTTCCTACAATTTTAAATGTTGAAGAACTACAGAAAATAATTAATTGGTTTCTCCATGAGCCTAGCCCTGTTATTGTATCTCCTACAACAATCTCAGCAGCCCCATTAAGAGGGGACCAATCCGTTTCATTCAATGGGGCACTAATTTTAATTGCTCCAGAATTTGAAGAATAGCCAGCTACAAATAAATAACCATTATAGATTTGGCTAAATTTAGGATCTGCTGCTGAGCCAGGACCATTTAATACTACATAATTAGCCCCATCCCATGTATAAGCAGGGTTAATACCGTCTGTAAAAATGATTTTATAGATGCCGGTCCAATTCCATATAGAGGCCCATATACTAATTGTAGATTGGTATGTTAATGGTGAAGTGTTTATTTTAGCCCAAGCGGGAGCATACATACTGTATGTAGCTGCACCAACATCTTTTCTAGCTGCCATAATGCTTGATGGGTAATATACTGCTACGCCTAGAACTTTACCTTCACCTGGAACTATAGCATTTCTATATTTTTGAAAGCCATCAATTCGACGATATCCACCAGTTAGAGCTACCTCAAAATTAGTTAATTCAGATGCACAGCCGGGCCTGTTCTCAATAATTGATTGAGTAAGGTCTAAGCCACCTTCAGAGAAAACTTCAACTGCCTGAAGATTCTCTCCGCGAGGGACTTGTAGCCCAAATCTAAGTGGAAATACTGTCTGTTGCGGCATCTAAATTTGACTTAAGCCTTTATATGTGGTATAATATACATACTAGAAATGGAGGAAAGAAATGTTTATAATCTCAATGCAATTCTTTAACCATTTAAAAGAATTTAGGGATTTAGCATTTTTAAAATGGCAGCAAAGTCGTTATACTGATTTTGATGCTCATGATAAATATATTCATTGGTATGAGCAAGTTCAAAAATTTAACCAGTATTCAAAGTATAGCTAAATCCATGCGGATACCATCGCATACCAGCACTCATAGTAGTATCACGGTTAATAAGCTCAATCCGCATACGAGCAATACCAGCAACAAATCGTTTATCTGCTGATGCTGCCATTGGGGCATCTTCTCTAAATTCATAGCAATATTTTTGTGCCCCATCTAAAATAACTTGAAAAAATCTCTCTGGGAGAATAGGCACATCTGTTGTTGCAATTAAATCTGAACTATCTACCCAGTATTCAAAATCAACTATATAAATTTTATCAGGGACAGGAGTAAAGCCAATTTCTCCTAGTTGCTGAGTTTTAAATACAGAATAAGGTTTACTGAAAGAACCCCTTGCAAAATCATTTAAATCAGCTTGAAGACGATTTTGCCGCCATCTATCATAGTCCATGTAGTAGAGTGGTGCAGCGGTGTTGACATTAATTACTGAGTTGGCCGCAGTTCTATAGTTAATTAAAATATTTTGGCCTATATCAGCTGTATTAAAATAATAGCTACCATCTTTAATCGTGTATTGGCCAACAAGAGGATCTCTGTCAACAGGAAGAAAACCAACATTAGTGGCTGTATACAAAACACCTAAATCAGAATTCCAGCTAGCTAATTGCAACGGGGCAACAATTCCAGATGTTGGAATAACTGCTGGCTCATTGCTAATTTGTGTTACTACATCATTTGGGGCTATAAAAAAGCTATCCCAATCAACTTCTTTAATTACGTCAGCATTACCCGTATTTACATTATAAAATTGTACTCCCGGAACTGTCTGTAAGCTGCCTTTTACATGCATAAAAGGCCATTCCATTTCTGCATTTAGGATATCACTATATGCATAATTGATGGCATCTTTAGTAAATTGGTCAAAGCCAACTACAGTGCTCCAATTAGAGTTCGTTAAATGAACTTCATTAAATCTATCCCGAAGGGTATTTACAAGTTCTATGTAATTAGATGCTGACATATATTATCCATATAGACAAGGGGGGAGTCTCTCGACTCCCCACCAAGTTTAAATATTAGGGAATAGTTGGTTTTGTAGAAGTCCAACTATTGAAGTCAGTTTAAGTATACGTCTTCGTATTCCCATCTGCATCTACATAGCTAGGCACCATTTCAGGATAGAGCATTAAAGCAAATACTCGAACCTGACCAACAGTTAAATCAGCTACAGTTACAGTAGTAATCTGAATATCAGCATTTGCCGCATACACAACATTAGTGTTAGCAATAGAGATGGTGGGTTTAACACCATAGGAACCAGCAGCAACAACTGCCGCAGCCGTAACCCAGGTATTTGTACCATCCGTAATAGCAAATGAAGATGTGGCATCAGTTACAGTAGTAATAGTCTGATAGCCAGCTGTTAAAACCATAGCATTTTTAGGGACAGGAATCATTGCAGCAGTATTGCCCTGAATAATAGGTTGAACTGCAAAATCAATCATTCGTTCCTGAAGTCGCGCAGAAGCACTCCCAGAACCGACACCCCCAATATAGAAGTAGTATTTTGGATAAAAAGTTGTAGCCATATTAATTTACTCCTATATTAGCTGACATCATAGTGGCTGATGCCAAGAGCAACAGGCCGAAGCACTTTGCGCCCAAACATGTGAAGACCACGAACAACATCAGCAAAGCTGGTGGGATCACGGAACTTCTCCACTTTAGCAATCTGTGATGCAGTTGCTACAGCACTCATATGTCCAACGAAAAGTGTGTTATGGCTTGAGCCATCAAGAGGCATATTGTTGCTACGGTAGCAGTCAAAACCACGAATAAGGCCGGTTAGAACCTTACCATTGCGAAGAATGGAGCCTGAGCTATTGCTTGACTGCCAATCAACACCAACTAGCTTGCTGGTTTCATCGCCCATCTTTTCCCAAAATAGAGGAGGAGCAACACACCAACGGTTATCCGAGGGAATATTCTGCTCATCTAATAGACGAGAAAGACGATTGAGAACTGCTAGAGGGCTAATATTACCACCAGCAAAACCTACAGTAAGGGGAGCACCCTGAGTACCATAGACGTTAGTGGTGTTATTAGCTAAGATATAGTTAAGGACTTCTTTATCGAAAGCATCCTTAAGGCTGTATGCACCGGAGCTAGTGGCAAGCTCTTCCCAGTTTACATGAGACTGCTTGTTTTCAATGTCGTCAACTTTGAATGACATATAGTTTGCTTGGTCAACGGTTAGGCTAAGGCTGTCATCTGCCAGAGCCTGTGGAAGAACTAAGCTACCACGAGCATAGGGAGCAACAGTGATTACTGGCTCTTTGATGATGAATACAGTATCGCCGAATTCACTAATTTCACCATAATAATCGGTATTAGTTACAGCTTCAACGACGCTTTCACGCCGGAAAAACTTTTGGACCTTCTGTGAGAAGATCTGCGGAACGAATGCACCAGTTGGTAAGTTCGTCCAGCCGGGAGCTGTTTGAAAAGCCATTGATGGCCCTCCTTGAGTTAGGCACTCATATCAATTCGGCCCTCTTCTCGCGCTTGCTCAATTTCATCTTCAACTTTTTCATATTGCCTTGGAGTTAATTTACCGATTTCTGAAGCTTTCCAAATCTTTTTACCACTATCATCTGTTAAATTAATAGAACTACTTCTAGTATCTACTAAAGTATCAGCATTACGTGGTCTACCTGGGCCTCTCTTCTGCTTAAAATTAGTTTCTGCTTTAAATAAATCTAAGGCTTTGATACAAAGTTCTGGATCAGGGGTTTCAAACAACCAATCTTGAATTTGTTTTGGCTGTAATGCCGCCCACTCATGGAATGATTCTGATGCATTTAGCTCTTCAAAATCAGGATGAGCCTTCATAATCATAATATAGCCTCTATCTCTCTTGAGCTTTTCAAGGTCATCTTTGACTACATTAGTTTCCGTAGCAATATTTTCCCTTTCCTGTAGAAGTTCAGTCATTGCAATGCTTCGTATGTGGCGAAATACATCGGGATACTGCCTTGCAAAAACTTCTATTTCTTCTTTAGTTGAGGGAAGTTGAAATTCTTTTTTATTGGCAAGCGCAACTTGAGTTTCGAGTGATTTGATGCGCTCGGTTAAAGTGTTAATATGAGTTCTTGCGTCCCCATATCGCTTCTTGAACGTCTTCTCTTCTGGAGTTAGGCCATCATCGGAGGTTGTGGATTGATCGCCGTCACGATTTCCAGGCTCGTCAGAAGGGTTGGTAACATCTTGTTCGAGTTCAGTTCGATACAACCCGTTATATAGTCTACGCGGGGTTGGTTTAGTTTCTTGTAGTTCAGGCATAGGGTCTCCTTCGAGAGTAGTCTATGAGGGGGTCAGCGGAATTGCTGAGTTGTCCCTAGTTATAGTCCAGCGTAACCACTTCCTTTTCTCATAGTTACACTATTAGGTATCCCTCCCTTGGCCATAGCTGGCTGTGGGGGGGCTTGTTGTGCTTGTGGTGGCATCATCATACCCTGTGGTGCTGCCTGTGGGGGCGCTCCTGGCGGTCCTGGCTGTTGCCCTTGATTACCTTGTACTTGCTGCATAGCTTGCATAAAGCCCTGCTTGCCTTTTTCATTCATTTGAGTAAGTTTATCTACTCCAAAGAATTGAACAGCGGGCTCACTAAAAACAAATTCTCCATTACTTAATTTAGCTGGAATAGCGTCATCTTGTGGGCCACCTGGGCCTTTTACAGAACCATCTCCTTGAAATGCTTGTCCTGGCTGTAATGGGGGTTGTGAATTATCTGGTCCACCGGCTGCAAATCCTCTACCTTGTGGCGCAGCTGCCCTTGAATACTGTTCTCTTGGAGAGGCAAAGCCTTTAGGTGTTAGCTGAAGCTGATTTTGTGTAGTAGCCGGAGCAGTAGGAGGAACAGGGGCCATTTGTGGCTGAGCAGTTACAGCATTAGCTGTATTTGTGGGAACTTGCTGGCTTTGAGTTTGTGGATTTTCTAAGGTAGTTTGTCCACTAGGAGGTAATCCTAATGATTTACTTAGTGCTGCCTGCGCTAACGCTTGATCTGGGCCAACATTACCACCAGAAGCCATTCCTCCTGGCGTCGAGGCTGAATTTAAATGCTGCTTAATTTCTGCTGCCGCATCTTTTAGAGTATCTGGAGTTCCCCCATATTTCTCTTGATGTAGAGCACCAGTTAAATACCCTAAAGCTAAAGCATTAAAATAATCTTTATTTGGAGGCTCAATATAACTCTTAGAATCAAACTTTGGATCATCTCTAGAAATCACTTCATTAGATGGTTGCCCTCCTTCGGCAAAACTTTGTGCCTTATCTCCAGGTAATGGGCGGCTACCAGTAAAACCATCATCTGGATATGTACCTACAGGCCCACCAGCAGCAAATAATCCACCAAAGATATCCCCTAATGCGCCGCCAATAACACCACCAATAGGGCCGCCTACAAGACTTCCACCAATACTCCCTACGGTTTTACCAATCTGGGAGCCAGTATTATCTTGTTGAGAGCCTGATCCCCCTCCACCTTGATTTCCTCGTGCCATATTAAGAGGATCACTAGCTATCCTATCAAAGTTAGTACCACTTGCTTCAGGTACTGGGGTAGCCGCAAGAGAAGGGCTATCTACACTAAACTCCTTAGAGGATAGATCAGGATTTTGTGAATTCATGTTCGGCATCTAAAGCAATTTCCCTGAGTTTTTTTAAATGTTGGATAAAAGTAAAAGTTGCGTTAATTCTAACAAGTTCCTCAAATTCCTTCGGCCCCACCAATCGGTCAATTGTTTTCTTTTCTTCATACTCTAATAATGCTATAAAAGCATCCCATGAAAGTTTATCTTTAATAAGAGGACTAATATCTTGTAAAAATTTTCTGTCCATAAATCGTACTCTCATATTCCATTTATCCAATCCTCCTATGAGCTAGCATTAGCACTCTCAGCACCAGTACCAGCATTTGGTGAAGTTGCAGGAGTATTCCCCGTAAAGCCATTTTCTCCGGGTACAGGCACGTTACCTTGCCCAATATTACCGCCACCTACACCACTTTGATCCATTCCTGGAGGACTACCTGTGCCACCGCCCATGCCGCCCGCTGCGCCAATAATTTGTGCATATAAAGCAGCCATAGTTGGATCATTCGTAACTTCATCGGGATCTAGATCGAGGGAAATAGCTAATTCTCGCATAATGTGTTCAAAGTTCGTAAATGGAGCAAGAGCAGGATTACCAGCACCAATCTGTAGGAATTGCATAAGACGCTGAGATTTGATCTCTTTAGCCATTAAGCCAGAAGTACCTCTAGCTTTAATGCAAAGATCGCCTCTTATCGCATCATCTTCATTAAATTGCATGTTCCAATGAAAGAAGCCTTCTCCCAATGGCTGCAAAATAAAGTCATCAATATTCTTTACTACACCTTTAATATTAAGAGCAGCGGCACCCATAAGCATAGAAAGCCCACTAGAAGTACGAGTAGTAGACGTAACTCCAGTTTGTCCATGTGAGTATGAGGGAAGTCCGGTGCTCTCATCAGCAATTTGCCTAAATCTATCAAAGACATTCATTGCATCTGTAAAAGTGTTTGGAAATTTTAATCCAAATACTGCTTGTCCTGGCTGGCCCGCTTGCCGTCTAAAAATCTTACCTGGATATACTTTCATATCCTGGCCAGGAACTAATGAAGTTTCGTCAATATCAAAGACAAGATTACTAGCAATAGCAGCGTTATCAATGGCAAGGCGTGCAAAGGCATTCATAATCTCCTGTGAGTCTTCCATATTCTCTGCAACACCCACACCCCAAAACTGGTATTCATGCTCTTCATACGGAGATGCATGATAGGGAATACATGCGGGAGTAAATGGATTTAATACACAGCGAAGGATTTCATGATTACAAAGCCACACATTAACTTGAACTTCATCCAGTGTGTCTAACTCTAAACCAATATCCAAGCCAGTAGATTCTACTAGCTTTGC